CAATCAGTAGAGCTGCTTTGTTCTGCTGACTTTATTTTTATAGTTTTTGCATGATAATATAATCTGATTTTATATCTCTTACATATTTGCTGAGCAATATTTTTGAGTGTTGTTTTTTTCCAATTTTTAGACCTTAAAGATTTTGCAAATTCAGAATTTTTAGGTGTAGAAATACCTTCAATGCTAAAAGTATTAACAGTACCGCTTGCTCCAAATTTATCAACATTGAATGACCCACAGTTGATATAATTCTGACTATTTGACTTATTTAAATTTTTGGTTCTAATCTTACATTCCATGCGGTCTTGCCTACCTGGATAATGGTCTGAAAGAAACCTACCATCATCAAACAGTTCAACTGATATTGTGTCACCTTCTCCGGTAGCAATATCTGTATAAGATAATGACTTAATAAATTTATCAAGCTTATATTTCTTATTAGTATTACTGTTGTGATATAAAACTGATACAGCAGTATTTCTTACTTTGCTATTCATTTTTAACCACCTTCAGTTCGCCAGTCGTAGTCTTCATCATAATTCTCTTCAACTTCTGATTGACTAGTAGGTAATTCAGGTATATTGAGAATAGTGCCAGCTTTAAAAACAAATATATCTAATAACTCAAAATTATTTTGCATTAAAAAATCAGTATATTTTTCATCACCATAAATTTTATATGCGATGCTATCCCAAGTATCACCTTGTATAGTCTTATATATATTCAAAAGCTTTCACCACCTTAAAAAGAACGCCTTTTCTTAGACTTTTCATATTTTTTCATCATTTTTTCAAAATCTGCTTGAGAAATTTCATTCGCTCTTTCAATATCTTTTTGACTTGCAGAACTGTGAATTTCGTAAGTTGGCGAAAAAATAATTGATGAATTATCGCTATTATTGTAGTTTGTAGTACCGGAATTAACTATGTTGCTTGCTTTATCACTAACACTAGGCTTGATATTATTGCTTTGCAACTTTAATTCAGATAACTGCTTAAGCATACCTGGAACATCAATAGACACAGTAGCGTTATTATCGCCTTGACGAAACTTACCATCTAATAATTCTTGTGTTTCATGAGCTGTAAACACATGACTGTCAGGAGCATTAACGATAAGTTCAGGACCATTTTCACCGGCTAGAAAAACATTAGCCGATCTTCTTGTACCTCTTGCATTTTTCTCACCGTTGCCGTTCTTGCTACCGTTAGTATTAGTAACATTAAGAATGCTCTTAGCGCCTGACATAGCAGTTTCTACTGAAGCTGTAACATTATCTTTGCCTGCTGCGATAGCTTCAGCATAAGCGTTAATGGTAGCAGTAGCTTTTTTCTTAGCTTTTTTAGATAAATCCATCTTATTGATAGTATTCTGCATCGTCTTCTTCATGTTGGCCATCTTCTTTGAGAAGTTGGTATCAAGTTCAGCGGTACTCTTAGCAGTAGTCTTCTGAGATTTTGTGAGAGTTTTATATTTATCTACTATTTGTTGCAACTCTGAATCTGAAGCACCAGCCATACCGGCTAAAGCTTTCGCACTGTCCTCAGAACCGTCATCCATTGAAGCAACCAAGTTTTTAATACCCTTGATATTTCTTGACGATACATTCTGAATATTTGCATTGTAATTAGTCCAATAACTAATCTGACTGTCCAGATTAGTTTTTATTGTTTCAGTAGATGTAGCAGAAATTTTTCCTACACTGTTCCAAAGCTTATACTGTCCTCGGAAAGAAGTCAGTGCTGAATTATAAGACTTGTCATAGCTCTTAGCAAGTTCTTGCATTTGACTTTCAACCGAAACTGCAGCTGCTGTAACACCTTGCTGAAGCTTATTGCTTGCATTGACTGCAATGTTGTTGCTTTTAGCATATGCTTCAGTCATTTTTTGCAAAGCTTCGGCTTGTTCTTTTTCGTTTTCATTTAATTCTGTAACTGCATCTGCATATTTTTTGTAAGCTTTTCCATACTCATTTCTTCTGTCTGCTAAGTTACCTCTTAAACTGGAAACCTGATTATTTTTATTTTGATCAAGAGCATTTGTTCCTTTTTCTAGATCTTTTAATCCGGCATTAAGTTTACTTTTTGCTGAAACCATTTTTTTGTAAGCAACATCTGATTCTGCTTTTGTATTAGTAATATCTTTCTGTAGATTTGATGAAGTATTCATCAAATTATTAAGTTCTTCCTTTGCTTCATCATATTCTTTAGTTGCAAATTCTTTATTTAATGCGCCTTGAATTGCATTTGCTGATGAGCTAATATCCTTGGCCACAGAATCATAAGTAAGTCCAAGAGACGGCATTTTTTCGTTCAAAACATCAATAATTGATGCCATCTCACTCTGATCACTAGCAGTAAGTTTACTTTGTTTTCCAAGTTGAGATAATCTAGTTACAAGATTTCTAGTAGATTCTTTTTCATCATCAATAGTTTGCATATTATTTTCATAACTTTTTCTAGCTTCTTTTGATGATTTAATTGAATTATCTACTTCTTGATAAAGTTCCTTAACACTCTTCTTATTTTGATCGTAAGAAGTTTTTAGTTTGTCTACTTTACTTTTAAGCAAAGTTGCCTGAACGGAATTCTTCCCATACTGCTTGCAAGCTCTATCGTATTCCTGCTGAGTTTTTTTGAGCTCTTTACGAGTATTTTCCGAAGTTGCAGAAAGTTTATCTTCTGCATCTTTTGCTTTGCCGATTTTCGCTGCAACAAATGTTGCTACACCCGCAAGTGCGGAAAGTGCTAATGTTACCCAACCAATAGGGCCTGACAAAGACTTAGTAACCGTATTAAATATCTTTACTACGGTTGTTGCAGCAGTAACCACGGCGATTACTGTTCCCATAGCAGTAACAAATACAGTAATATTTTGTACTGTCTCCGGATTTTGTTCAACAAATTCCTGCAACCATTCTAAGACTTCTGAACCTTTATCATATAGTTCTTCAAGTGCTGGAGAAATGTTCTCACCAATCGCTATTTTAAGATTTTCAGCAGAATTTTTAAATTTTTGCTCAGCAAATTCAGCAGTATCGGTCATCTTACTATATGCTTCATCAGTTAAACCTGCTGACTGTTGCATAGCTGTTAGTGTATCATTAAATTCATTAGCACCGGAATTAAATAATGATAGAGCAGTAGTTGCAGCCCTAGAATTACTCCACAAATTTCTAAAATCTGTTGAGTTCCCGTTGACAGAACCACTTAATATCTTAATGACATCGCCAAGAGA